ATAATCTAGTTTAAAACATGGAAGATTAAATGTTTTTTGAACATCTTTCATCAAATCAATATGAACACGTCCTGGAGTATCCCAAAATCTAAGTAGATTTTCACCTAATGCACTTGATGCTAATTTCATTTCTTTAAAATTACAGTATTTGTTTTTAAGCTTACTAATAAAACTCATATCATCTTTAATTCCTAAAATTTGATCACATCTATCATAAATATATTTTTCATCGAAATAAAATATATTATATCCTGTAATAATGTCACAATCATTTTCGATTAATTCACTTTTAAAATCTAATATCAAATCAGTTTCAGTATCAAATGATCTAATAACAGTTTTTTCATCGAAAGGTAATGTATCATTTAAACAAGCAATATATTGTCTATATGGCTCTGATTGTCCTAAATAAGTATATGTAATAGCTATCTGGATTATCTGGTCTTGTTTTCTACTTGCTTGAGGAAATTGTCCATCGTGAGAAAAACATTCTATATCAAAAGATGCAATTCTTAACGGCGCATTCACATCTTTTTTTATAGAATTTAAATCCTTCCATTTAACATTTAATTCAATATTACAATGACTTTCTTTCGCAGAAGGTTTTTTTATCAGTGTATATTTAGAAGTTTCTACCCAAGAACATCCTGTAATATTTCTATTATGAAAACATCTAAACATTGGTGGTAAATTTGCTTCAAATGTTTTAAATTTATATTTACTACTATCTCCTTTTAGATAAAATTCATTTTCTTCAAAAAATACTCGATACTTTTTCATACCATCACTATTATTAAATAGTAATCTAGCAAATTTAAATAATCTATCATTTGTAAATGATTCTGCTTTCTTTGCTGTTATTAAATCTATAGATAATAACGAAGGTTTAAATTTGGTCCATACTTTTTTATTATCAGTTCCAATTAAATATTTGTATAAATCATCCAGTTTATTCTTAATTTTACTTTCTGAAAAATTATACCAATCTTTTGGTAATTCAATATAAAAATATGGTGTAAAACCCATAATTTTACAATATACTGATTTTCCTTCTATAGTTCTACCAAATACATGAATGATATATTCACCTAATTTTTTCATTTCACTGTCACTATCATCATCGTTTTTTTCTATATGATGATCTTCAACCCAATCATATATTTGAAATTCTATGCTATTAGAATCTATATTAGACATTATAGTAAATAATATAATTTATTATAATATCTCTTTATCAATTTTTTTATCATATAAATTATATATGAATTATGAAGAAAAATATTTAAAATACAAAAGTAAATATTTATTTTTGAAAAAACAACAAGGTGGTAATCATGCATATTTCAGAAAACTTAAGGACTTAAAGACAATGGGTGATTTATCTTTAATAACTTATTTAACAATTAGTTCTCAAGAAGAATTAGGCGACTCGTTAAAAGGATTTACTAATTTAAAAAAATTACATATAGAACATTATCATAAACCTTTGGGTGATTCATTAAAAGGTTTGAATAATTTAGAAGATTTATTTTTTACAGATTTTAATCATCGATTTGTTAATTCGTTAAAAGGTTTACCTAAATTAAGAAGTTTAAATACAGGATTCACTTTTAATCAAAAATTAGGTAAATCATTAGAAGGTCTAAATTTAGACTATTTAGTTTTTGGTAGAGATTTTAATGAATCATTAGGTAAATCTTTAGATGGTCTAAATTTAAAACTTTTAGTTTTTGGTGAAAAATTTAATCAACCACTCGGAGATTCATTAAAAACTTTGAAAAATTTAGAGTATTTAACTTTTAAATCTTATTCACAACCATTAAATAATTCATTATCGGAGTTAAAAGAATTAAAAGACCTAGTTTTTGAGAATTATTATGAAGGAGCTGAATTAGGTACATCTTTATATGGTCTACATAAATTAGAAAAATTATCTTTAGGAACGTATTTTAGTAATAAAGGTAAACCATTAGGCGATTCATTGAAAGACTTGACTAATTTAAATAGTTTATTTATTGGTAATTATGCACAAGATCTAGGTACATCACTAAATGGTTTAACTAAATTAAAATGGTTTAATGGTATGCCTTATAAATCATCAAATTAAACTAACTCTTTTTGATTTACTTCTAACTCTCTTTGATTTACTTCTAACTCTTTTTGACTTAGTTCTAACTCTCTTTGATTTACTTCTAACCATGCTTTTGCTGTATCCAGCCAATTAATTAATAATTTAGACTTTTTCATTTTATCACGATAAATATTCAAGTTAGAACCTTGCTTCATTAGTTCTGTTATTTTTACTCCAATTATTTGATAACATTTAATATTATTATTTATCAAATCAAAATGTACTCCTTCTCTATCTTTAAAAACACCAAAATTAGAAATTAATGGAATTGCACCAGTTGCTAAACTTTCTCTAATAGAAATGCAATCAATTTCAATTGGTGTATTTGTTACATATAAATGAAAACTAGACATATATTTTTCTCTAATTACAATATCCATTGGTTGTCTTCCATGGTCCATTACACCTGGTTGTGATAAGCATTGTCCTAACAACTGTTTTATTTTATCATCTTTAATATTATTCATACCATAATATACATGTAATTCAGCTCTTGGTTCAATATGATAAATAACTGGCCAAGTATATTGTAGTAATTCTATTAAACCTCTTAAATAACAACTACAATATACAAATCTATATGGATTTCTTTGAACATTATCTTTATTTTTTAGAAATTCTTCTACTCTAATACCATTTGGAATTATTGCAAATCTGTTATCATCTAACTTTTCTTTCAAGTTATTTTCAAATTCACTTTTATGAAAATTACTTTTAAATAATATTTTATGAACTACACTTCCATATTTTTTCCATGTTTCAGGAAACATACCTCCAAAATTATCATGACAATCTAACCAAATTTTATCTGCTTTCAATGGAAAAGGTCCTGCACACCATAAACCATATAATCTCCATAATATGACTAATTTATGTTTTTGTTCAAATGGAAATTTCTTCCAACTTACATATTCAACATTATTATAAACCATCTCTTCAAGTTCTCCATACACAATAACTTTTTTTCCTAGTTTTGCCCAATTTGTTACTAAATTAACAATTGCCTGTTCTGAACCTCCTAATGACATATCTGATGGATTCCATTTTATTGAAAATCCACCTGCCATATATGCAATATCATATTTACTTTCACCTTCTTTATAAAATAAATTTTTAAACTTGCTATAATATGGTTCTTTAATATAATTTGTTATTGGTGAATCTATTTGTTGTAATGTTTTATTTAATCCAGTTGTTCCACCTACTAATAATTCTCTTTTATTAAAAGTATTTGAATCATGACTAGATACAACTATTGTATGTTCTGCATCTAATTGAACCATTTTTTCTGTAAATGTTTTTGTAAAACTTGATTCTTCTGCCATTTCTTTTGATGAATCATGTTTATTATTTAATAAATGTTCTTTCTTCCAAGCCATACAATTATTAGTTGAATGATTAGGTCCAAATGGATTAAATTTATATAATTTTTCCAAAAAATAATCATAAATTAATACAGCTGAACACCCAGCAATTAAAGCCTTAGATGAAGATAATTTTTTTACTGCATGTTCAACTCGGTCTGGTGTATAATAATCATCATCATCCATACAGACAGTTATATCACCTTTACAAGTATTATTACCTACATTTCTTAATTCGCCTAATTTTCGTCCTTCCTTATATTCAACATATACTATAGAACATTTTAAATCACTTGTTTCTTTTAATTTTTTAATATTTTCACTATTATTTAATGCATCTGTTTTATTTTTACTTCCTTCTACAATAACCCATTCTATAATATTTTCATATGTTTGCTCCTTAATCAAATCTTTTAAAATTTCCAAGCAATTAAATCTTTTCAATTGTGTGATTGTTATAATTGATACTGTGGTCATTATTATTGTAATGAAATATTCTTTAAATTGCTTAATAGAAAATTAAAGAGTTTTTATGTTAAATTTTACCACCAGCTTGTATTCTTTTATGATTTCTCAATATTAAAAACCATAATACAATTATTAAAATAACGCTTCCTAATATGTATTTATTGGTATATATAGTACTAAAAGATAATTTAGATGGTGTTTTTACATTAATTGGTGGTGGTAAAACAACAATTGGTTTAGTTTCTTGTTTCATTTCTACCTGTACGATTTTTGTTTCACCATTTATGTTAACTGATTTCAGTTGTTTACGTTTTTGTTTTTTAAGCAGATGATTCTTTTTTAATACAGATTTTAAATCTGAAATATTAGGAAGGTCCAAACAAGCTAATGTTATTTCAAATTCTTTTTTTGTACCAGGTGCTGGATCAGTTTTAACTGTTTCATTATTTATTTCAAATGAACAATTTTTTTCATTAATACATTTTTTTGGTAAATTATAATTTTTAGATAAAGTATTACTATTTAATTTACCATACTTAATTTTTGAACCTTCCATAATATAACCTTCGGGACAGGATAATTGTACTGTACTACCTTCACTTCCATACGATGTTGAAATATTTGCTCCCATAATTAATTATATATAATTAGCTTATAAAAAAATTTTATTTTATTTAATAAATCTTACTTATGCTGATATACTTAAACCTTTTTTCTTCTTATTAGTTGAAGTATTTGATGTATCTTTCTCTTTTGATTCAGTCCATTTATCATATGCTGTTTCTAATTCTAATAAATCGTGCATCCATAATTGTTCTGGCTTTTTACTTACTAAATCATCATGCTCTGTTTGCTTATCTTTTTCATGCTTTTTTAACTCTTCAATTTTTTCATTAGTTAAATTATACAAAGGCATTGATAATAAATAATTATAAGTATTGTCATGTTTAGGAAATTTATTTTTTTCTAAATCAGCTTCAATTTCAGATTTCTTTTTATTATTAATTTCTAATTTCTTTTCAACTATCATTAATATGAATTTTACTTTCCAACTAATTATTTTTAGTTGTGCTTCTAATTCTTGAAGCAAATAATCCTTTCTTTTTTGATAAAGTTCTAATCTTACATCAAAGTATTCATTTAATATAGCTTCAATTGTATCGTATTTTTGAATTGCACCTTTTTTATTGTATAAATGCATATTTCCAATAGATACTTTCTTCATTAAATGCCACGAAGATTCCAAGTCTTTTGCATTTTCTAAATAATCTGGTTCAAATTCTAATTCAAAATGTACCTTTGTATCAGTGTTATTATCACTATATCCAATAAAAGGATTCTTCTTCTTTTCTTTTTCTTTTGCATTTTTCTTAGTACCAACTTTAGGAGCAGATGTAGGTGTATCATCTAACATTTTCTCTAAAAATTCTTTATAATCAGAGGACCATTCTCCAATTGGTAATTCATGAATAATTAGCTTATTACCTTTTTCATTAATGTGCCATTTACCATAAATTTCATAATTGTTATCATCTTTCTTCTTAATTTCACCTTTAAATCCTTGATACCATAGACTCATAAATTTATAAGGTTTATTGTTTAATTTATTTTTGATATTTTCAATTACTTCCTTTGGATTAAAACATGGAATTGTTGTTGAAAAACCAGTTCCAATACCTTTTGTACCATTAATTAAAATCATAGGAATAATTGGTGCATAAGTTTCAGGCTCAATTGGTAATCCATCGTCATCTTGTTGATTTAAAATAGGATAATCAATTTGCATAAATATTTTACTAGTTAATGCTTCAAACATTGTCCAAATATAACGAGGAGATGCAGTATCTTTACCACCTCGAAGCCTTGTATTATGTGTTATTGTGAAATCTCCTAATAAAAATCTTTCATTAGAATCTATATGCCAACCACAAAAATTTCCATTATTTATTTTTTCAATT